CGTCCTAGCTTCCTCAATCAGCAAGCCCTTGCTTTCACCTGTCACTGGATCGTGGTCAAACCGTGCCTCACCTGATGCCGCTGTTTGCAGCACTGGCTGGTACTTCACGATGGGGCTAGAGGTGGTTGGGGTGTAGGCTGTGGCACTAGACCGTTGTTCTCTTTGGTATCCCCACAAATAAAAAGCGGCAGAACCCGATCCTACATAGACTTCTCCGTTACCTGTTGAAGAACTGTTGCCGCCAATAGGTGCTGAATCTTCTCCACTGGATGTCGCTGTATCGACTACAACACAGCGGTACCAACTGTTTCCAACAGATGTTATAGTAGCACTTTCGGCAGAACTACTATCAGTGACCGTACCATTTTGTATGTCAAAGATAACCCTACACCCAAATCTAGTGCTAAGGTTCAATTGAATATATTGACGACCTGCGTATTTGATATAAAAGCTGAAAGCATACGTTTTGCCTGAAACAACTGTTTCACCCGCATATATACGATGCGTTTCGTCGTTTGACGTTTCCGAAAGTAAAAACGCCGTGCTTGTACCATCAGGAGCCGACTGACTACCCGTAGGAGAAGTTAGACCCACTTTTGTCCAATAAGAGTTTCCGAAATCCTGAGAATACTTGTACAAATTCTCCTCAGCCTTAGTCGTCGTCTTACCATCCCAGTAAGTCGCAGTGCTGCCACGGGTAAATGTGATGCGTGGATCAAGGGTCTTGCTGTTCGCAAAGTCTAGCAACAAGCTAGGGCGAATGTCGGGGAGGCTTTCGTTATTCAGGATGCGCTTGTCATCGCTGATAACCTCTGTGCCAGCAATCTTAATAGCCATCTTCGGATACTCCTATTAGCTAATGGTTGCGTTTGCTTCGACGTTACCGACCACCTGAAGGTTGCCAGATGCGTCCAGTTTCATCTTGTTTGTGCCGCCTGTGGCGAAATAAAGGGAGCCGCCGCTTTCGGTTATTGTCCAGCCGTTGAGTTCTAGGGCAACGCCAGAGGCAAGCTGTAGTTCTTCATCAGAGGCTGACCACGTTAGTTTTTGCGTGGTGCCTGTGTCCTCGTAGAAGCTGATGTCGCCGTTTTCAGAGGCGTTAAATATGTTCCCTGTTCCACCACCATGAGTGATGCCAAAAGATGTGGCTCCTTGGTCATCGTCATTATCAATGTCAATCCGCAGACCCTGCTTTACGTTAATAAAATTATTACCCGTTGTGCCTGTGAAATTAATGCTGGCGTTATTAGTTTCTAATGTCAGCCCATCGCTGGTCAAAGTACCCGTGATGTCTACGCCTGTGCTGGTGGTTTCTAGCTTTGTTCCGTTGTTGTGATAGAGACGAACATAAGAGCCAGACACACCACGAAAATAGTTTGCTCCAGAAGTGTCCTCTAAAACAATATCGGTTGCACCTTGAATTAACAAATTGCCTGTGCCGTTATCTTTGATGACGCTATTGCTACCATCATGATATATCTCTAGGTCATTCCCAGCGCCGAAGATGGCTTTACCATTATCTGCAAAGTTTAGGCTTTCCGCACTAGCGTCCCATGTTAGTTTTGCCGTGGTGCCTGTGTCCTCGTAGAAGCTGATGTCGCCTGTGGATAGACCAACAGAAAACCTAGAAAGATTATCAGCGTCACGCTTAATATTAAAAACAGATGCGCCAACTTGCAGTCTTGCATCGTCTTGTGCCGCACCATCTATATCTTCTAGAACCAATTTTGGTGAATTGCTGCTTATTGTAGCATCACCATCCACAGTCAGCCCATCGCTGGTCAAAGTACCCGTGATGTCTACGCCTGTGCTGGTGGTGGCGAGTTTGACTGCGTTGTTGTAGTAAAGATTTACTTCCTCTCGCCCTACGGCTTGCAGCATTACATCACCGTCAGAATTTACCAACTCAATCCTACCAGTTGTACCGCCAACTAATTTTAATGGGCCTGCACCTGTGTCAGCTATTACAGATGCAATTTCACCGTAAGTAGATGAAGTGTCATGATATACCTCTAGGTCAGACCCTGCGCCGAAGATGGCTTTGTCGTTGTCGCCGAAGGATAAGTCATTTGAGATGGTTGCATTACCGTCGATCTTATCAATAGCGTCATTGATCTTGGTTCTGACCGATGCAAGGCTTTCGCCATTGTTAAAAGTCGCCATAATGCAACCCCTCTATATATTTATGATACTTGAATAACGCCGTCTGTCGCTGAGAAGTCTAGCGTAAAGCTATCCCCATCGTTTAGCGTCAATGACAAGCCATAGTCATAATAACCAATCAGCGGATCGGCTGGCGTTGCCACAGTATCATTGTAAATGTAAACGTAGCGGAATGGCCCAACATCGCCGCCTGATGCAGTCAGCGTAATGTCAGTCAATACCAGCTTATATGTGCCGCTTGTTTGCGTGGATGATGATGTTGTTACGTTGCGTGTTGAGCAATTCGTGTAAGAAACTTCAGTCACGTTGCCCAAGATGCCGTTGCCGTCTGTCGTTGGGTCTGTGCCTTCAGCTGATGGGGCGGTGTTTGACAATGCCACAACGATCTGGTCACTTTCCAAATCCATGTTATGCACTGCGTTCACAACGAAATCGTTGATCTTGTTAAATGTTGCCATTTTGGAACTCCAGATATTTTAAGCATATGCAAGCGCATTCTAGCGCATTTTAAGGTGTTTGCAAAGGTTAGGTTGGTTTAGTTGGCCAAGTCGGGTTGCGCGGGTCTGTGGCGTTTGCTGGTAAGTCACGCAAGGCTTGGCGGTAAGTGGCCCATTCTTGCTTCTTTACATCAGATAATGGGCTATCTGGTGATTGTGTCCAATCAGTTTCCGTCAGTATTCTGTTTCTTTCGGTGCGTAGTAGTTCTTCGTAAGAAGGTACATTAGTATCAGCGACAGTAACATCCTCTGTTTGCTCAACTGATGCAACTATAACACCATCAAAGTCCTGACCTACAAAATCTTGATTTGCAACACCCTCAAACTCATTGAGGACATTTCCATCAGCATCTTTTATAACCCATCTCTTTTCTACAGCCATTATAGTTTGCTCCAATAGAGGACACCGTTACCGCCATTACCGCCTGATCGTGCTTGGTCGGATCGTGATCCACCGCCACCGCCGCCGTAGCCACCATTGCCGCCGTAGCCTTGGCCTTGAGACCTAATGTCACCACCGCCGCAAAATACACCACCATTACCTGCATAACTGGCGTATCCAGTCCCTACACTTAAACCACCATGACCCCCTTGTATGCCCCAAGCATCTGAGTTGTCAGTAGTACCGTTATACATGTAAGATATACCAGCAGGAAGTCCCATGATTGTTCTGACTTCATCGTTTGAGAAAACTGGACTACTACGGGTGATACCCCAAGGATTACCACCGCAATTTCCGCCAAAGGTAGAGCCTGTACCATCAGCATCGCCCGTCCCGAAGAAGTCTACACCACCACCAGAAGATTTTTGACCACCTGTTACAGAGGTATCTCCACCAGTGCGGGTGTAGTATCCTAAAAGGGTTACTACATTAGTGTAAACAGTAGCTGTACCCCCGTTTGCAGTACCTGATGAAGTCTGATAATGAATAGCACCATCACCACCCCTCGCAATAGCAAGAGTTGATCCACCATAGCTAAATGTAGAGGACGTACCATCACCAGCGTTAAAACCGCCAGCCCCACCGTTACCACGGGAAAATACTAAAGAAGTAGAGCCATTCCATTCAAAGCTGAAAATAGCACAACCTGCCCCTGCCCCACCGCAACCTGTTTCATATTCGTCAGTGTCGGATGACGTTCCACCGCCACCACCACCGACCATAACAAAGACATACGCACCCGCACCATCTAATAGACTGTTGATAGTTGCGGAACTTGTAATTGCATGAAAAGGCCCACCAACTTCTGCCCGTAGGTGTGCATCTGTTGTGTTAATAATTTCACCTTGAACAGTAATATCACCACGGAAAAGGCCGTTGTTTACCTCAATGTCGCCTGTGTCACGTTCAAATCGGAAACCAGAACTACCCGCAACAAAGTTGTCGCTTTCGATGTCATCAGTAAACTGAAATGCACCATCAGGTGTTGAAAATGTGATGGTTTCATTGTCATCAGCATCATATTCGACTTTATACTTTGATGACCATTCCTTTACCGTTGTACTTGTCGCATCTACGCGCGGTTGCGTTTCAGCCCAACCAGAAGTCAACCCGCTAAAGCTAAGTGTCGTTTCGCTGAAGCTAGATGCACTAGGTGTGCTAGGCGACGATGCCTGTAGTGTCTGATAGTACACTTTACCAGTGTAAATTCGTGTATCTGCATCAACACCGCTAACAGCAGCATCTGTTGTTACCGATCCAGATGCAACCGCCGTGCTTTCATTGCCTGTAAAGTCAACCGCTGTGACCCAGTAGTAGTATGTCGTACTTACACCTAAACCACCATCAACATACTTGTCTGATCCAGAAAACGCGATTGCTGTAGAGGGTTGGCTATTACTTGTGTTGCGGTAGATATTATAACCCTTCAAATCGTATAGGGTTGACGCATCACTATCTGTTGTTGGCGCAGTCCAATCAAGAGTAACAATTTTCGGCCCACCTGTAGCGGAAAGCCCCGTCACTGGCGAAGGCGCACTACTATCGCCGCCATGCGTGTAAGGTGAAGCCGCTACAAAAGTGCCACGAATGCCACTGACAGTCACGCCCCTTACGCGAACATTATACTGTGTGCCAGTTTCTAGCGGACCAATCGTTACAGATGTGTTGTCGGCTGATATTTGGGTACGCTGATAGACGGTTTCATCAACGTCCTTCCATTGCACTTCATAATGCTCAAGAAACTTATTCGTTGCTGCCGTCCATGAAACCAAGGCTTGACCAACAAACGTACCGTCTTCCTGAATGTTACCTTTGTCAGTGACCGTAACATTGCTTACTGACAGGTTTGCGGCAGGGTTTGTTAATGTTGTGTCATTACTTGTTATGTCGCTTTCTTCAGCCGTCCAGCTAAATGCTGCCGCTGATGTTTCGCGTAGGGTAAGCCCAACCCGTAGATCACCCGCATCACCATCATTGCGGAACTTCCAGCCAACTACCTCAAACTCTTTTGCCGACCAGCCATAACGGTCAATCGTCAAAGCGATAATGTCGCCACACTCAACTTCAAACGCTTCTAGTCCAAAATCAGCCGTGAAGGTCATCTGCTCCCGTGCGCGGAATAGCGTCATCTTCGCTAGGCGTTGCGCTGTAGCCGCTGATGTTGTTAGTGGCAGTGCTAGGTCAAGCGCACTTTCTACGCCGTTGTCATCTGTAATGAATGACGATGATCTTATTTCAGGATAATCTGCCCGAATGTAACCTTGGTCAGCATCGTTGAACGTACCGCGCACAATATTAAAGTTGTCACGGCGGCTATGCTTGGTGTCTAAATTAATCGGGCCGCGCAAATTGTCTAGCGTAAATGTCTTGATCGGTGACGTATATTCGCCAACCTTTACATGCCATTCTCCCTGACCCCAGAACAACGTGCCAGCGCAAGCCGTCATCATGTCGCCAAGGATGTCAGACGGGGTTTGGTCTAGGCTTATAACGCCGTTGATCTCATAGCGGTTTTCACCGCCGCTACCAGCCAAGGTGACGCTCTCATCACATGTATTAGCTGCCGTTTGGAAGTAGGCATCATTCACATCGCCTGAATTATCTAGGCCGTAGGTAGAAACAAGATAGTCACGAATGCATAACGCCGCATTTGCTGAATATGACGTTGTGGATGTGCGCGGATCGTAAACCTTCTTACCCTGCACCTTCGCAGTAAATAGCGGCACACCTTCAGCGAAAACGTCCTGATCGTATTCCATCCGCACATAAATGTACGCAATACCTTCACCCTTAAAGTCAGATGTAACTGATGTTTCGCTAACTAGATCATTGTCTGCCGTCTGGTTATCTGCGCCTAAATGCTTCTTTATGCGGATTTTACTGTTCCACTTAGCGTCAGTAACAAACCCGCTGCCGTCTAACGTGACAACTTCATCGTTAATGTAAATGTCGCCAATGTCGTTCACTTCATGGCCAGCAAGCACAATAATCTGGTGCAAGTATTGGTTTGTATCGCCAGTGCTTTCGATGAATGTAACCGTGCCGCCCTTACGGATCTCACCGTAAACGATCTGTTGTGGCGCAGTAGCTTCACGGGCGTTGACCAGTAGGCCACGCGATCCAGCCCCAAAATCTGGCTTTGGCGCAAGTGCGCGTAATGCCCATGATGTGACCGCTGTAATCGCGATGTAACCTACAACATAACCAAGGGTAACTGACCCAAAAAGCACTGTAGAGCCTAATGCGCTGCCTAATATATAATTACCAATAGCCTGCGGCATACGCGGCACACGATCCCAATCGTTCCAGTGCTTAGTTGTGAAATCGCCTAGCCTATATTTCATGCCTTAACCCATGCATTCGTGATGAAGTCTATCTGCGTAGAAACTACACCCTTTTCCCCTACAAAGATAGCCTTTGTGCCTATTGCTATGCCCATCGCTTCGCCTATCACCCATCTGCGCACTTTGTCAGTCGTGACCAACGCACCTTTCGGGGGAATATATTCGATACGCTTCATTTTGCGGTCAATCGCTTCTTCTAGTGTGTTGGCTTTGAATACCTTACGCAATTCATTTCGCTTTAGGTACAGCCCATTTTTGGTGTACTGCCCGATCCAATCATCTGCCCAACCTTCGCCATACATTGCGCGGAAAGCATTGTTGGTAAACATGAAGCAATCGTTGGTATGCCACTGAAACGGCACATTGCGTACTTTGCTGATGTAATCGTTCAGCGCGTCTAAATCAGGCTTCACCATTTTCTGTGGCCCTGCCCCATACGATTTGTTTGTCCTGTAACTTAGTCACCCAATCAAAGAATGTATCGCTGCCAGACAAACCTTTTGCGGTTCTTACGCCAGCGTGACTTTCCCGCGTATATCTGCGTACATTCGGACGCTCCAAGGCAATCAGACGGCTTTCCACAGTCAGACTGATTGTTGCACTTTCAGCCGCATCTTGGATCGTCATTTTATCCATGTAACCGCTGAACACTTCAACGGTTTCGCTGCCCACACCCCAATAGATCGTCACCAATCGACCTTGGTATTCTTCTGCCAACGCATACGATATGATTGTACTATCTAACCCGTTTAGCGTTAGCGTGGTGCCACGCGCAGATAAATCGGACGCCTCCTCTAATCCGTCTATGGTAAGCAAATTGCCTGTGCCAGTGTAAGTTTGGCTATTTATGGTTTTATCACCGTAGCCCGTCCATAAGCGCATGTTGCCAGTGTCAAAGGCTAGATCGACCGCATAGAATACTTCAATCTGATCGCTATCAAGCGCAGTAAGTAAGGCGGCTGGAACTGTTCTACTCATATCGCCTCAAACGCTCCAAATGTGATGCCGTAAATACTGGCCTCATTGACTGACCAGTTTTGCTGGTTGCTTGCCAAGCGGAACTTGCCAGTTGTGTTCAGGATGTTTACGCCCGCGCTAGACTTGCTTTCGCGCAAGGCGGGCCAGATTTCTACATCTTGCGCCGATCCTGTACCTGTCACATCTTCTAGCACCTTGTGCAATGTGCGGTTGGACGTAGTGCCGATCTGAATATAATCGCCAGCAAGCAAGGTTTCACCTGATGTAATTGTACAAGATATTGTACGACTGCCCGCACTACCTGTCGCAGCGTTTACATCACTGTT